CCCTTTGTGGTCTTCATCAGACGGAAATCACGACCAGCAACATAATCAGTTGGCAGATCTTCCATTTCTGGATCCATCAACGAGCCCTTGATGATATCAAAGATGCTGGTGTTGATCATGAAACGACGGATTGGATTCTCAGGGGTTTCCTTTTCCTCAAAACCACTCTGAACCACAAAGCCCTGGAATAGGTAAGACTTCTTCTTCCAGTACTTGCGAGCAAGTGCCTGAAGAGAGTCATCCTTCCACCAAGGACGGGTTTCGGCTAGGATTGGGCAAGTTTCGCCATACATTTCCATGCAGGGGACCTGCACCAAAACTTCGCGATCACTTTCGCCTTTGATTCCCTGGAATGGGAGTTTGATGACCAGACGTTCCTTCCAGAAGAAGGTGTTGTTATTGTCGCCATCAGGCAGGAAGCGGATCAGTGCTGATCCACCTTCGGGCACATTCCAAAAAGGATACATGGAGTTGTCGCCGCCGGATCGATTGCCGCTTTCAGACTTTGTCTGCTGGGCAAGAAGTTTGGCGCGGATTTCATCAAGAGTTGCCATGGTAGGTACCTGCTTTCTTATATTTTTGGGCTATTTTACGGAGCCATTTGTTGAGCTATATGCAGAGAGCTTCCCGCCCTTTGCACACTCTATTTATACAAGAACCACACCAGAATTGCAAAATTGATTTGGATTTTTCAACTTTTTCTGAGTGACATCTTGAACAACATCCTGAATATACGAAACCTGGTAGCCTGTTGTCATTAATCAAAAGAATGGCGGGGATTGAAAAACGATCCCCGCCATTTTCAATTACTTACGGAAGAAAGCGTTCTTCAGTAGGTTGTCAATTTCCGCCTGGTGGGATTCGGCCACTTCGGAAACACCGCGCCTCTTGAGTTCAGCCCTCAGAGTATCAGCATATTCTAGATACTGACCAGTTCCGCGACTCTTCCATCCGTTCTCAATTTCGGAACGAATCTCATCATCACTCATCTGACTCAGATCTTCATTGACACCAGTTCCAAACTTGTCAGCGTATTCCTTACGGGCATGAACCTTGTCCATCTTGTCTGCCCATTCAGCATCTGAACCGGGGACCTTAGTGTCGTCAATCAGGTCTTGCCCCTTGTCACCACTCTCATCATACCGAGCATCGCGACGGGCATCTGCACGATACTCAGCAGCATCCTGGGCCCTATCGTTGGAATCCTGAATACATGCTTGTTCTATCGAACTTCTATCTTTATCGGAAAGTGAATCAAAATCCACGTCTTCACCTGTGGTCTTATTCAAAATTCCTTGAATCTCGACAATTTCACCATAACTGTGGAACTTTGGATAATCCAAACCAGTAGCAAAACTACCATCATCAATGGTATATTCTACTTCTAGCTCATACTCTGCACCAGTGTTCTCATCTTCAATCCAATGTGTCATAGTTGGATTAGATCCGGGGCGAGCTTCGTCGACTTGTTTTTTGAAAGTCGTTTCAGTTGAGATATCATTGATAGCGTCGGATAGCCAACCACTCAGGACATGCGCCATATGATTGTTGAACAGCATTTCCTGTTCTGCTCGGTCGTCAGTTCCGACTGGGACTTGAACACCATACATCTCTGGATCAGCAAAGACCTTCTTGGCATATTCTTTGAAGCCAGCGAGTATGCCATCGAAATGCTTGAGTTCCAGCATTCCTTCATCCAGTGCCGTCCTCATAGCAGTTTCAAATACCCTGTTAGATACCTTGTTGAAACTCTTTGATTCCTTGCGATATGCACCGGCCTTTGTTACCGCGCCTTTGGCTAGAGTAACAGTTCGGTTGTCGGGCAGGCGCGGATGCGGCTTGTCAAAGAGAACCTTTGCAAACTTGTCATTTACCGCCACCACTTCACCAGAGAGATAGGCAGAGTGTGTGACTCGGTCACCAACTTCCAATTCCTTCTTGAAGTTAGGATTGGTCGGTGGAGCCTTGGGTTGTGGGGGTAGAACAAAATTCACTTCCAAGATGTTCTTGGGGTCAAAGCTATTGAACCATTCTGCTAATTCAGCTTCTTCACCAAATTCAGCTAGACCTGGGACCTTGTCCATGTCCTGAACATGCATCTGGCGGGTTCCACCGTGCATGAATTCAACAGCCGCAATATCACCATCAACCGAGATGATTGTAGCAGGACCCATGTCGGTAGCAACATGGTCGCCAGCTGAGAACATATGATCTTCAGCTTCATCAGCATAGGCCATTGAATACTGGGACTCATCCACTTCACCGCTGTTGAGATCATCCTCAAGAGTTTGGATCAACTTGGTTGCGATTGTCTTTTCAGCACCATCAAGCTTTTTGCCCTCGGCCATTTTGTCAATGATGGTGCCAACATAGTTCAAGGTTGCTGGGTTCGCCAATGCGTTTTGGCCAACATACAGATCCAAGTAAAAACGAGCCTTGGCGTTAGTGTCAGCAAAACCTGGAAGGTGCTCAGGAAACTCAGGGATTTCAAAATTACCAGCTAGAATGGCTCGAAGACCATCAGCTAGATCATCGATACCCTTTTGTTGATCCTTGTCCATTTGCGCCGGGCGTCCAGCATCGTCTACTTGGCCAGATGCAGCGTGACGGTGCATGGTCCAGTTGGTAGCGTAGTCCAAAACTGCATCAGCTTCGTTGATCTGATATGGTGCTTCGACCAAATTCAGGAAGCTAGTAGCGTCTTCAAAAACAAGGCTTTCGTTGAAAGCAATATTGGATCCAAACCTAGTCCAGTTTTCATTGGAATGTCCATACTCATCGAGAAGTGCTTCAACAAGAGCGTCAGCGGCAGCTTCCTCGAGTGTAAGGACGTTGAGGAACATTTTGTTCATTTCTGTCATATTTTCACCCATTTGTAGCAGAGCAACTGGCATCAAAGACTCCGCCAGAGCATGGTTGGTGTCAATCTTCAATAGAGACTGAAGTTGACCAATACGATCAACTTGATCTTCTTTGAGATTGGCTTTGATCACAGGAAGATGTTCCTTGATCTTGTGATAACCACGAGTGCCACTCATGGTTTGAAACGATTTGCGAAGTTCGTTTAATCTATTCTTTATCAAAGGTCTTAGACCCAAAGCTTCCTCACTCAGGATATTTCTTGAATGATTGATATAGCGATTGATTGAACCAAGCTGGAGACTTTCTTGAGCCAAAGTTGAAAGAGTAATTCCAATATTATCGTATGGTGAGCCACCCTGGTTTACATGCTGAGCAAAGGCTCTTCCTGCGCTAAGGTGACAATGAGGAAACTTGAATCGTTCCCCATTTGCAGACTCAACAAATATACCAAGGATGTGACGCGCCCGTGAACCCATGATTCCTTCTGAAACTGGTCGACAGTGACGAATAATCAGCTTGGAAGACCCAAACTTTTGATAACTGGATCGGGTCGATCCCCACATTGAAGCTTCTTGAATATTGGCCTGATAAGCAAAATCCTTTGGCGTTAGTTCACGAGCGTATTTTCGAACATTGAATAGAACGTTGTATCGGGTCGTAACCATCCGCAAGGTATTGATAAGCTTACTAATTTCCTTAATGTCTGTGCTTTGACTCAAGTATAGCTTTACCTCGGAATCACTACCAGCTTCAATTATGCTTACCATTATGTGATCAGGGGAAGCAAAGATTCTACGTGCAGATTTTGGCTCATAGGTTTTGTTGCCGTCCTCTCCGTAAAGTGTCAGAGTCTTCCCAGATCCCTTGAGGATCTGAAATAGCTCTTCACTAAGAGTATCAAACAACGCGCTCATCTATAATTCTCCACTAAGTGTAATATTTAGCGAAAACACTTATTAGAAGCTCATAGGCATGGGAGCGGTTACCATGTCATCAGCATTACCAACACTCTTCAAATTATCCTCAATGACTTCCTCCCAGTCAGCACAGATCTGAAGTAATCGGACAATCTGCAGGGCGCCCATGACCAAGTCATCATTTACCCCTATCTTGCCCTTGTAGGATCCTCCCCCTCGAACAAAATTCTTTAGCTCAGTGAGTAACGCTCTACTCTTCAGG